TTATAAAATGAAATCTGGTCATAGGTACGCAGAGACAGATACCAATAGACTTGCTCAAGGTGAAGCTTCGGAAACTCATCAATCATTAATCAATCGTAGACTTATGAGACTTAACGGTGATCCTGATGGGTTTGTTGATAAAGATGGTGTAACGAAAAAAGGTAATGGTGTACCTACATCAATTGCTCCATTTTTAGATCAGGTTGATCCTTCAAAATCTGTTCAAGAGAAAAGAGGGTTTTGGGAAGAGCCTCACCCTAAAGGTTCACCAGAAACGGCATCACCTTATGTAACATCTCAATATCCATACAACCATGTACACGAAAGTGAATCAGGTCACATACATGAGATAGATGATAGCCCAGGCGCAGAAAGATTAATGACTCAACATATGTCTGGGACATTTGAAGAATTGCATGCTAATGGTGATAAGGTTGTTAAAGTTATAGGAGACAACTATGAAATTATTGTTGGTGCTTCTAATTTATTTGTTAACGGAAATATTAACATTACAACTAATGGTACAGTACGAGAATTAATTACAGGAGATTACCATTTAGAGGTTGGTGGAGATTATTCCATGAAAATAGGAGGCAATGTTCGAACAAAGATTGGTGCTAAAGATGGTGGTGGAAATCTTATGGAGGAGATAAGAGGAAATTATGGATTTGATATCGCAGGAGATTACATCGGTTCAGTAGGCCCTAAATCTAATGCTGGTTCTGGTGATGGTGAGTATATTCTAACTATAGTAGGAGATGAAACTCATACTGTAGGAGGAGAGCAACGGCATATTGTTTCTGGTGATATTAGTTTTACAGGGGATTCTGCTATGGCAATAACAATAGATGAAGATTATGTAGTTAAAACTGTTAGTGGTATTGTATCTATTCAGTCTGGTACATCATATATAATGAAATCTAAAACTGCTATGATAATAGAATCAGAATTAAATATCGATATGGATTCTAAAACTTTTACAGAAATACATGCTGGAGATGCTTTTGATCTTCTTGCTGGAACTGTGGTTCAGATTCGTTCTGGTGGTGGTAGTCCTACTGCTTCATTACAAATTGAATTGAACCCACCTGTTGATATTTTAAATTTGGGATAGTTTGATGGCACACGCTTTTAAAATAGTAGATACATCTGGAGTAATAACAACTTATACTGATTATGATGATATACCTCTGGCAACATTGAGACACGTTATTAGTTTTTTACCAGATGTTGGTACAGAAGAACAAGCAAACGAAATATTATTAGAGCCAAGTTCTACAGTAATAGATAATGTTGCTGTTGAAGATGAAGTTGGATTAGAGACAGTTATTGTATTAGACGGAACAGATGGTTCTTCTGCTAATGCTGGTGATAACCTTATAATGGAAATTGCAGATGGTGTGGATAGATTAGTACCAGAGGATTTTGCAGATGGATTAGAAAACCATTTAGTATTAGAACTAGTAGAGGGAGATAATCATATTGGGCCATTTGTAAGATTGGAAACAGGAACAACAGATGTTCTATTAGATGAAGATGGAGGAAGAATACCTTTTGATAACATAGTGGGTGATGCTGTAGGTGCAGATCATTTTCATCTGCCAATAGGAGATTTTCATGTTGATGGTGATGGACATACAGAAGCAGAACATAGGGAGATTGCTTTGTGGAACTTTAAATTACAAAAATTAATAACTCAGGAGAATACAAATGCCGGCAGTTTGTAGAGGAGATTCGGTTGATGTTGATTTAATACATTGTAGTGTACCAAGAAGGGATCAACGTTCAGATAATGTATTTGTTAATGGGATTGGAATAAGTAGAGAAGGTGATAACAATACAATACATAAGAAACCTGGCGCACCATGCCCAAAACACCTTAAACCTATTACAACAGGTTCTCTTACAGTAAAGATTAATGGTAAAGGTTGTGGTAGAATAGGTGATCCTGTCACTAATTGTACATCAGTTGCATCAGGTAGTGAAAATGTGTTTGCAGGAGGATAGGATATGGATACAAAAACATCAGGTTTAGCAGGGGTCAATGAATTATTTAATAATATATTAAAAAAAATTGAATCTACAGCCGAAACTATGAAAGCAAATATACAGGAAGATGCTTCAAAGGCTGCAGCTGCAATTGGAGGAGACTTATCAGCACTTAGTGGAGAATTAAGAAGTTTAGTTCCACAGGGTGCCGCTTTACCAAATATTAATTTACAATCACAATTAGCTAGTTTATCTGGTATCTCTGATCCAACTCAAGCAGCAAATCTTCTTTCAAGTATTACTTCAAGTTTTGGTACAGAATTATCTGCATCTGGATTTAGTTTGGATACTCTTGTTTCCGATGCAAAGACTGCTGTTGCTGGTGGTAAGAGTTTGTCTTTTAATATTCCTAATTTTGAGAAATCTGCTGATGGTGTATCTGCTGCATTTCAAAAGGCTGTTGCAGTAAAATTACCTTCTATTGATCCTGTAGTAGAAGTTGCAGCTAAGTTTGTAGAAAATACCTCTCTTACTGCTACAAAGACTACAGCATCAAGTTCTGTTATATCTGTATCAACTACTGCACCTACAAAAGATACTATACAAATTACGATTGCAACTAAAAAGACAAAGATTACACAACAGACTATTACCAAAGAAGTAACAACTGCTAAAGATGCTGTTGAAGGTAAGGGTAAAGAACTTAAAAGAAAGAATTACTCTTCATTAGGATTTGCTACTAGACTTCAACCAATAGGTGAAATTTTTCTAGAAAAAAATATGACTATAGGTTCTACCACTACTAAAGTTAAACTAAAAAGACTTCCAACAAAGATAACGAGAGTACAAGGTGTTACAGAAGATCAAAAAGGTTTTGATATTCTTCTTGCTCCTATATCTAAGGATGCAGAAAAATTTTCTGATACCTTTACTATATCAGAAAATGAAATAACAGTTAATACACGTTTAAGAAAATATGAAGAATTATATGTTACTTATATTATTAACTCTACGTATGATCCAAATTATAAGTCTGCATAAACTGTATAAATACAATTATATTATATTAAAAAGGAATCCATATTATGGGAAAGAAAAAATCAAGGTCAGGTGAAGTATCGAATGGTGAAAGACGTAATGTTTCAGCATGGAGTGTTAAATCTGGTCGTAAGAATACAAGTGAATTAGATCGTGCTATGAACCAACTTAAAGCATTTAACTCTGGTAAAAATGTTATGTTAACAATACCCAACCCAGTTAAGAGTGAAAGTAACAAACCATTCATTCGTGTAAACGCTAAAGAAAAATGGAGAAATGATAAGTTTATAATGAAACAAACTTCATAGTTATCCTTATAAATAAACGTAACAGGAGTCCAACTTAATGGCTACACCAACCGCACATAGAGATGCACAAGGTCAGAATGACATAGATCGTAATGTGCGGCAGTATAGAGATTTAGATTTGTTTTTTGCAAAGACACAATCTTCGAAGGATATTAGAAAAGTTACTGATATACAAGCTGTTAAACGGTCTGTTCGTAACCTTGTTTTACTAAATCATTATGAAAAACCTTTTCATCCAGAGATTGGTTCTGGTATTAGGGATATGTTATTTGAAAATATGAGTAATATGACAGCCTTCATTCTTGCAAAGAAGATAGAAGATGTTATAGAAAATTTTGAACCAAGGGTTAGACTTATTGGTGTTCGTGCTGACCCTAACTTAGATCGTAATGAATATGAAGTGACAATAGAGTTCTTTGTTGTTAATACACCTACAGAGCTCGTTGACTTAACGGTATTTCTAGAGGTATTACGATAATGGCTACAAATAATAAAAGATTAGAGGTGACAGAATTTGATTTTGATGATGTAAAAGATAATCTCAAAACTTTCCTAGGCGCACAAACCGAATTTACTGACTATGATTTTGAAGGTTCTGGTATGAGTGCATTGTTAGATGTTCTTGCATATAACACTCACTACCTTGGTTTCAATGCAAATATGTTAGCAAACGAAATGTTTCTAGACAGTGCATCATTAAGATCAAGTATTGTTTCTCACGCAAAGACATTAGGTTATGTACCAACTTCTGCTCGTGCAGCAAAAGCAACAATAGATGTCACTCTTAATACTAATACAACTTCTGTAACAATGCCAGCTGGAACTGTTTTTACTACAACGGTGGATGATGTATCTTATCAATTCTCAACTATATCAGATGTAACAAAATCTAATACTGGAAATACTATTCCTTTTGTTGGTGTAGATATTTATGAGGGTTCTTTTATAACTACACGTTACACAGTAGACTCTTCTGATGTTGATCAAAGGTTTCTTATAACAGACAATAGAGCAGACACTAGTACCTTGACAGTTAAAGTTCAAACATCATCTACAGATTCCACTACTAATACATTTACAGAAGCAACTGATATAACTCAAG